CCATCTTATCCAATTCCTGCATATTCCTTTTTACAGTCACATTATCAAACCAATCTCCACTTTCTCTCAATGTCATTTCTTTTGCAGCCTCAACAATAGCACCTAATGTATTTGCAACCTCAGTCTTATCAGATTGTCTTTTCATTTGGTCTTGGAAAGTATTGTAAGTAGAAATGATTTCTAAGAAATGTTTTTTAACTTCAGTAGATAATTTTCTATCTTCTAAGTTTTCAGCTAAGCTGAACTTACCATTAACTATCTTTACTTCTTTCAAGTTAGTTTTACGGATATCATTGTATGCTTTAGATACAGTTGTTCCTTTAGGTGTATCAACTTTCAAAGTCATTTTGTTGTTGTGTACATAATCGTATATGTCAAATTTTGCCATTGTTATACTATTTCAGTTATTATTTCTCTCATTAAATCCTGTGCCTTGCAGTACTCACCACAAACATCAGTTCCTATTTGTTGTAAACCTCTATTAACAGATTCGTTTACAGGCACCATAAATGCACCATGTGTAGATGGGTTAGATACAAAATCCCAACCAATCAATTCAAAGTCATCCTGAACCTTTACCTTACCTTCTCCGATATTAGTTACCGAACCCATACCTCTTGATGAGATACCTAATAAGATTCCAGCTTTTAATAATTCTTTTAAAATGTTACCAGATGGTGTTGGTAGAATTTCTACTGTGCCACATAGGTCATCCCCTTCCCAATGAATTTCTCTTATGTTATGAGATACATTCTTCAAATTAATTACAGTAGAATCCGGATGGTCTAATTCACCCAATGCTCTTCTTTCTTTAATAAGAGTTTCGTATTTCTTAGCCTCTCTCATTAAAATTTCTTTTGGATATACTCTACCATTTTGGTTTTCAGCAGATGCTCTTTGTAGAATACCCTTTACTAAGGTTCTTCCTCCCTCATCTTCGTTTACCTTACCTTCGAATAGGTTTGTTTCTATTAAGAGTGATTTCATTTTATATTCTTATTTTTTAGATTCCATTTTACTTCTAATTTTAGAAGCCATTGTACCTAATTGCGATTTATCAATACCTAATCCATCAACTACTTGTGCTACCAATTGTAATTTTTGCGTAGGGTTTAATTTTGCATCTTTGATTTTATCAATTGCCTGTACTAATTTTGTTTTAATAGCAGATGGTATAGTTGCATTTGGTAATCCCATAGCTACCGATTCATTCTTACCAGCTCTTAAATCTGCTAAATCATCTGCTTCAATATCACCATCCTTATCCACATCTAATTTATGTTGACCACCTTTCAATTCTTCATTCTTCTCACCTTTACCATTCCAAGCAGTATCAATTTTATTAAAGAATGCTTTCTTTTCATCATCAGTCATATCGTTGATACCTTTACCTGCTTTATCTAAAGCCTTTTGAAAAAATGTCTGATATTCTGATTCTTCAGTCATTACTTCCTTAACTAATTCTTTCAGTCTTTCTTTAGTTATTTTCATACTTTCTTTTTTATTTGGTAGACCTTTATGAGATGTAGATGCAAAATCTTTAGCTGCTTTTTTAGTCATACTATCTGCAGCCTTTTCAACTTCTTTAGATGGGGCTTCCATGTCTCCTTTTTGTACTGCATGTACCATACCCATAAATCTCTGTTGTGCTTTACTTTGTGCTGGCATATTATAAAGTTCTAATTTTTTCTGAAAGATTCATTAATCTTTCTTTTATTTTATGTAAACTCTTATTTGTTCTTTTGTAATAATCATCTCTCTTAACACCATTCTCATTCTTTATCTTAGAGTACCAATTAACAAATTTTTCTACTTCACCTAATTGTTGTTTGATAGATGTAATACCTTTGCTCATTTTAGCTTTAGGAGAACTTTCTTCTTTTTTAATTGCTAACCAACGATTCTCATTTAAACTAGCTTCCTCGTCATCCTTTGCTAATATCATACCACTCACATCTGCAATAGCACCATCATCTTTTGAACCAGCTGCTGTTGATTTTGGATTTTCTTGTTTCAGATTTAATATTTTTGCTTCTTCCAAATCATCAACCACCTCACCGCCAGTAACATTAGCTAATCTTTTATTCTTCTTTGCAGTTTGACCTGGTTTAGAAAATGCAGCGGGTGTGTTATATCCAGCTACATTACCAGTTACAGACATTTCTTCCAATTCTTTTTCAGATTGGATTTCTTTAACCATCTGTCTGATTATTTCTTTTAATTTACTTTCCATTATTAACTTTGGATTTTAATTCTTTGATTAGCTCATACGAAAGCATGATAGATGAAACTTGTCCGTCAGTTATACTCTTACCTATTTTCATTTTTTCTAAAACAGAAATAGTTTCAGATAATTTAATAGTAGTTACTTTATCTTGGATTTTAGCTTTGATTGATTTTAATTCAGATACAATTTTTGGTAATTCTACTGAAAGATAATCTTTAAATTTAGATGTATTTGAAATATTGTTAATATATTCTTTTAACAAATTCTTTTGATTACTATCTAAGTTAGTATATTTTTTATTGAAAGTTTCAACAAGTATTTTATAGGTTAATAATCTTAGGTCTTTATCTTGTTGCTTATAGGATTCGATTAACTTAGTATCTTCTATTTTGTTAGTTTTAGTAGATGGTCTAGCTATAATGTTTTCAATTAAGGTTACTTTTGAATTAAATATATCCTTAATATCATAGTTTTCGGACTTCTTAGATTCAAATACTTTATATATTGAAGCTAATACTTTGTAGTTAGTTATAGGAGATGAAAGGAATTGTTCTAATTCAAATTTCTCATTAATTTGCTTAATAAGATTGTATTTTTCTTTTGCAAGTTTACTTTCGTTTAATTTAGAGTGAGCTTGTGATACAGTATCTACAAACATTTCAGCTTTACTTTCTGAATTGTATTTTTCTTTTAATAATAAATCATACAAACGTAATTCTTTATTCAATTCAGTTCCAGACGCAAAGAACTCCTTTACAATGTTTTTTGCGTTTTCAGTTTTATCACCATTAAGTACTTCTAATGTTATTTGTCTTACCAAAAGCTCAAATAACACTCCGGTATTCTTAACCTTAGAATGTTTTATTTTTTTCATTTATTTCCCTATAATTTAACCTATGTCTATAAACTAACACATATAAATATAAACTTTTTAATGTTTATTAAAATTTGGTGTCATCTAATATATTTTTTTCATCCAAAAGGTCCGATTTTTGTGTTTTTTCATTTAAAATCTTCTTTTTTGATGAAATTCCGTTTATATATTCTCTTGCTAGCTTTTTACTTGATTCAATTGAACGAGTATCTCTCTTACGTTCTTTCTCATTCTCTTTGTTTCCCAATGGGTCTCTACCATATGGATGCTTATCTTTACCATAAGTGTTTCCTTCTTTTGGTCTACCAACTCCCCTATTTAATTCAATTTCAGTTTTTAATTTTTGAATTTCTTCTTCCACATTTTGTTGTTGTGGTGGGTTTGCTGGGTCCTGTCCTTGCTGCTCTATTGATGTATGTCTGAAACGGTCTTTAAGGTCTAATATCATTTTAGCTCTCTCCGTATCCATTTCTTCCTCACTCATTCCAAATACATTATGATATGCCCAATCCGTAGATAACATATTTAAATTCTTAAGGTCAGATGCCAATCTAACTTTCTCACTCCACAAATTTACCTTCTCTTGCTCATATATTGTAGATGAGTTAGTCAAAGTAAGTTGGAAGTTTGTCATTTCGGAATCATCAATACCTTGTCCAGCTAAGTGAACAATTGCTATCTTATATAATTCACTAACGATTGTTCTTTGAATTCTTTCGATAGTTCTAGCAAAACGAACATCTTCTGCAGCTAATGTAGCTTTACCATTAACATTCTCATCATAGGATAAGTAAGCCTTTGGAACTTTCAATGCTGCGAATAATTTAGCTTTTAGGTAATCAATATCTTCAACTGCTGCATAATCTAATCCAGCTAAGTTTTCAATTGATGTACCACTATCTCCACCTCTAACAGGTAAGAAGAAATCTTCAGTAAGATTCTGAATATTGTATTTTAAGTTATAGTCACCACTATTTTTATCAACAAATGGAGTTTTCTTCATTTTGTTGATAATCTTTTGCATATAGTTATCAACCTCTTGAGGGTTAATGTTACCAATATCAATTTTGAACACTCTCTTTTCAGGTGCTCTCATAATACGATGAATTAACATCGCATCTTCCATAAGTGATAATTGTTTCCAAACTCTACGACCATTTTCAATCATAGCCTTACCATATGGTAGGAAGTTTGTATCTGATAATAAACGGAAGTGAGCCATTTCGTAGTTCTCATATTCCTTTTTACCAAATCTATCTAATTCAACTTTAAACTTAACATAGTTCTGATTATTAGGGTCAGAACCTTCAATTCTTTCGGTATTATAAACAGAGAATGGAGTAACATTTACGATACCCTTTCCTTCTGCTATTTCCAATGCTAAAAAGAAATCACCATATTTTACCAAGTTTCTTACCCAAGGCCATAAATTAAATTCTATATTTAAGATATCATAGAATAGATTATGTAAAATTGTACTTACATTTTCATTAGATGATTTAATTGCCAATACATCACCATATTCATTTTTAGTTGTAGATTCATCAGCGTATATATCTAAAGCTGATGCGATGATTGGGTCATTATCCATAGCATCATAATCTCTGAATAATTCTCTACGAACTTGATGGTATGCCATTGATTGTGCACCCTGATTGGTCTCATAATAAGACCTTTGTAACTTTGTATATCTATCTCTAAGATTTACGAAGTTTGTATTCATTTGGCGTTCATCCGTATCAACCACTCTACGTTTACCCTCTTTATCAACGGTTACGATTGCGTTTGAGGCAAATAATTTCTTTAATCTACCAAAAAAACTCCTGTCATCTAATTCTTGTTCTGCCATAATTTATTTACCATTTTCTACAAGACCAATATCTTGCTTTTGTTCTAGGACCGGGATTATCACAATTATGTCTTGCTCTGAAAGATTTTCTTCTGTCAGGGTTAGACTTCTTAATTCTCATCGTTTTATCACCAAAGTTTACCTTAATTACCTTTCCTGTTTTTGGGTTCTTAACATAAACCTTAAACTTCTTAACATCTCCCTGCATTGGTTTACCCAACTTTACCTCTCTACCTTGATATTCAGCTTCATATACACAATTGCAATTAGCTTCTTCTAATTGAGTTGAGTATGCTTTTAAGAAGTTTACGAAATCATCCATATCTTCTTGTTCTACATCCAATTCATCGTAGTCATCAATTGGATTGTCTTGTGGAGTATCTCCTTTAGAATATGCGTTATCTACATATTCATCTTCATTAAGGATTGATTTGAGTTTAATCATAGAATTTCTATTTTGACATTATATAACATAAATATCGTAAAATATCAAAATCCTACAACCATTGAGATAAATCTTCAAAATTATCACCAACTCTCATTTTCCAAGGGTTATCATCCATAGTAGCACCTCCACCATAAATACCATTATAGGTATTTGATGTAATACCACCAACCGCACTTTTGGTTAAATCTATACCTTCCTGTCTTAAACGAAGTGCAGTATCTCTAACCCATAATCCAATTGAAAATGCCATTACCAAGTCATCGTTATATCCTTTCATAGCTTCAGCTCTACCATTCATATAGATAAATGTAAATAATTCATCTATCAAACGATTAGAACGTACTATAA